CTGGCAAGCTACAAGACGCTGACAGGCAGAAAGAAAGCGGCAAAGGCAAACCCTAAAATTGCCGCCCTGCAAGTGGATCTTGCCCATATGGACGGCGAGATTGAAAAACTGGTGGACAGTCTGACGGGCGCAAACAATGTGCTGCTCTCCTATGTGAATGTGAAGATAGCAGAACTGGACGGGCGCAAGCAGAACCTTCTGGCGAGGATAGCGGAACTAACGGTGGAAGCCATTAGCCCGGAACAGGTCAGCCAGATTTCCGGCTACCTCGACACTTGGGAGAATGTATCTTTTGACGACAAGCGGCGGGTGGTGGATTTGATGATTACCACCGTTGCCGCTACAAGCGACAGCTTGAATATCACATGGAAAATCTGACGGGCGGAACCCCTCCCGTCAGATACCTACTCTGTGTAGTCCCTTGTAAACTGTACTTTACAGTCGTTCAAATAACAAAGCGAAGAAAGGAAAGGCTGCAAGACCTAAATTCCATGTGCTTTTCCCGATTGATTATGTCAGCGACCCGGCAATATACAGCGAAATGAAAAAGCAGGTAAATTCGCTGTTTCCGTATTTCGACACTCAGGCGCTTGATGCGGCCAGATTCTTTTTCGGAACAGCGGATACAGATGTTGAAATCTATCCCGGATTTATGAATCTTACTGATTTACTGAAAGTTTATTCATACGATGATGTGTTTGACAAAGATATGCCGCAGGCGCAGTTCGGTGATACCACTATACATGAAGGCAGCCGCAATGCTACTTTATCCCGCTTTGCCGGAAGAGTTCTCAAGAAATATGGTGATACAGATAAAGCGCGCCAGTCTTTTATTGATGAAGCGGCAAAATGCGTACCTCCTCTTGATGACGCTGAACTCTCGACCATCTGGCGCAGTGCAAAGAAATTCTATAGCAAGGTAAAAACACAGCCCGACTATGTTTTGCCTGAACAGTATAACGCAGATTTCGGTCTGTGTCCGGAGGATTTCTCTGATATCGGACAAGCAAAAATTCTGGCAAAAGAATATAACGGTGAACTCGTATATACGGACGCCACCGACTATATGCGCTATGACGGGATCCGCTGGGCTGAGTCAAAGCAGCTTGCAGTCGGAGCTTGCGAGGACTTTCTTGACCGCCAGCTTGCTGAATCTGAGGCAGAGTTGATAAAGGCGAAGAAGGCTCTTGAAAAAGCGGGAATTGATAAAGAAATCATTGCAGAGGGCGGCAAGGCTTTGAAGAAAGCCCTTGACGCAAACAGCATGAACGCATATTTTATATATTGCAATGCGCTGGCGTATAAGGCTTTCGTTATGAAACGCAGAGATATGAAATACATAGTTTCCGCATTGCAGGCGGCAAAACCTATACTTCTGCGCAATATAAGCGAGTTTGATACGCAGGAATTTCTGCTTAATACCCCCACCGCAACTTATGACCTTCGTGACGGAATAAACGGCGCAAGAACTCACAGCGCAGACGATTGTATAACAAAAATAACAGCGGTATCTCCGTCTGATGATAACAAGAACTTGTGGCTGTCTGCTCTTGACAACACTTTCTGTGGCGACAACGAGCTTATTGAGTATGTTCAACAGATTGTGGGGCTTGCGGCATTGGGAAAGGTCTATCAGGAAGCGCTTATCATAGCTTACGGTGATGGCAGCAACGGTAAATCCACGTTCTGGAATGTGCTTGCAAGGGTCCTGGGCAGTTACAGCGGCAGCATCTCTGCCGATGCGCTGACTGTCGGCTGTAAGCGGAATGTGAAGCCCGAGATGGCTGAACTTAAAGGGAAGCGTCTGGTCATTGCCGCCGAACTTGAAGAGGGTGTACGTCTTAACACATCAATCGTAAAGCAGCTTTGTTCCACTGATGAAATCACTGCGGAGAAAAAGTATAAGGACCCGTTCAAATTCACTCCTACGCACACGATTGTTCTGTATACAAATCATCTTCCCCGCGTCGGCGCAAATGATGACGGTACATGGCGCAGGCTTATCGTCATACCATTCAACGCTAAAATACATGGCAAGTCGGATATCAAGAACTATGCGGATTATCTGTATGAAAAAGCAGGCGGAGCAGTTCTGTCCTGGATTATTGAGGGCGCTCAGAAAGCCATCAATAATAATTTCAGGATATCTGTTCCGGGTGTTGTAAAAGACGCAATAGGCCGCTACCGTGACAGTAATGACTGGTTCTCCATTTTCATTGAGGATTGCTGCGAAGTAGATAAAACCTATATACAGAAATCGGGCGAGTTCTACCAGGAATATCGTGCGTATTGTGCAAGAAACGGTGAGTTTACCAGAAGCACGACCGAGTTCTATACAGCTCTTGAAAATGCGGGTTTTCTGCGAAAGAAAACCAAGTCCGGCAATGTAATAATGGGGCTTCAGCTTAAGTCTGATTTCATAGAATAAACCTCAAGGGTGCAGGTCTTTGTAGGTCTTGGTATAAAACCCCCTTTAGGGCTGTTTTTATAGAAAAAATAGCCCTATATAAAAGTTTATGAATAGACCTGTTCAGACCTGCACCTTTGCAACAAGGAGCAGCTTATGAGAGAAAAAATAATCGAACATAAATTACTGATGGAAGTAAAGAAAATCGGCGGTCTGGCATTAAAGTTCGTATCGCCGGGATTTGATGGGGTGCCTGACAGGATCGTACTTCTGCATGGTGGTAAAATCGGCTTTGTGGAAGTTAAGTCACCCGGAGAAAAGCCAAGACAGCTTCAGCTGGCACGACACAGACTTCTGAATCAGCTGGGTTTTAAGGTGTATGTTCTTGACAGCGCGGAACAGATAGGAGAAATTCTTGATGAAATACAATCCCCATGATTATCAGCGGTATGCGGCAGAGTTCATAACCACCCACCCGATTGCAGCGCTTCTGCTTGATATGGGGCTTGGCAAGACGAGCATTACGCTGACGGCAATAAACGACTTGCTTTTCGACAGTTTTGAGGTTCACAAGGTACTTGTGGTTGCTCCGCTGCGAGTGGCTCGAGATACTTGGAGCGCTGAAATCGAAAAGTGGGAGCATTTGAAAAATCTGCGTTACAGCGTGGCTGTCGGACCGGCGCAGGAGCGTCTGAAAGCCCTATACACTCCCGCAGATATCTACATCATTAACCGTGAGAATGTGCAGTGGCTTGTAGAGGAAAGCGGGTTTCCATTCAATTTCGATATGGTGGTAATTGACGAACTAAGTTCATTCAAAAACCATCAGTCGAAGCGGTTCAGAGCTTTTATGAAAGTCCGTCCAAAACTGAAACGAATAGTAGGTCTTACGGGTACTCCTGCGGGTAACGGTCTGATGGACTTATTCGCAGAATTCAAACTGCTGGATATGGGCGAGCGGCTCGGGCGGTTTATCGGACAGTACCGAAACACATATTTTCAACCCGACAAGCGCAACGGCATGGTGATTTACAGTTACAAGCCGTTACCCGATGCGGAACAGCGGATATACGACAAAATCTCCGACATCACGATTTCGATGAAAGCCGCAGACCACCTCATAATGCCCGAACTTGTAAGCACGGAATATGCGGTTCAGCTATCTGAAAAGGAAAAGGAGAAATACGACCGTTTGAAAAAAGACCTCATTCTCTCAACCGAAGATAACGAGGCCACCGCCGCAAACGCCGCTTCTCTTTCAAATAAGCTGTCGCAGATGGCAAACGGAGCGGTGTATTCCGATGATGAAAGCGTAATCGAGATACACGACCGAAAACTTGACGCTTTGGAAGATATAATCGAGAGCATGAACGGCAGATCTCTGCTTGTGGCATACTGGTTCAATCATGATTTGGCGCGTATCCGAAAGCGGTTTGAAATCCGAGAGATTAAGTCAAGCGAGGATATCTCCGACTGGAACGGCGGCAAAATTCCGGTTGCGCTTATCCACCCTGCGTCAGCCGGACACGGATTGAACCTGCAAAGCGGCGGTTCGACCCTGGTGTGGTTCGGGCTAACATGGAGTCTTGAACTGTATCAGCAGACAAATGCCCGATTATGGCGGCAGGGTCAGACCGCAGATACAGTGGTCATTCAGCACATAATCGCCAAAGGCACTATTGACGAGCAGATTATGAAAGCACTGAAAACAAAGGACACAACGCAGGCGGCGCTTATTACCGCAGTGAAAGCGGAGGTACATAAATGAACCCATACAAGGAACTCGCAAATGCTATAATTATTCAAGCCGTAAAGGACTATCGTGATTCCGTGGAACGCTTGCGCTACACTCCAGACGACAAATCGGCACAGCACGATAAGCGGAGTATAGAGAAATTCTTCCGTTCAAACTGGTTTTCAATTCTCTCGGACTTGAACGGTGAACTGCTTCTGAAAAAGCTCAAAGAGGAGGTCGCGGCATGACTGCAAAGGAATATCTCGGACAGGCATACAGAATAGATCAGCGTATCAACAGCAAGATGGAGCAGATAGCTTCATTGAATCTGCTTGCGCAGAAAGCGACAACGGTTTTCAGCGATATGCCCGGAAACTCCACAAGAAATATCCACCGTATGGAAGATGTTATAATCAAAATCGTGGATATGGAAAGCGAGATAAACGCAGACATTGACAGCCTGGTTGACCTGAAAAAAGAGATCGCCGGAGTGATTCGCGGTGTTTCAAATCTTGAATATCAGACGTTACTTGAACTGCGGTATCTGTGTTTCAAAACATGGGAGCAGATTGCTGTGCAGATGGGTTATGGCATTGATAATATCTACAAAATGCACCACAAGGCGCTGCGTGAAGTGACCGTTCCTGAAACATTACAGTAAAATCAACTATTTTACAGTAGCCCCTTTGTGGTATGATATAATCAGCAAAGAATACAGAGAAAGCCTTGTAGGTCATAACCCCCGCAAGGCTCTTTGTGTGTCTGCATGAAAAAGCAGAGATAATATCGCACGATTTTCAAGAATTATAGAAAGGAATCGTGCGATTAGAGGAGATGACCCCCATGCCCAGACGACCACAGCGCCCTTGTTCTTACCCCGGCTGTCCCAACCGTTGTGACGGGCAGTACTGCGAGGAACACGCAAAGCAGATGAACCGCCGCTACAACAAGTTCTTCCGTTCAGCCGACAGCAACAAGAAGTACGGCAGAACGTGGCGGCAGATACGCAAACGGTATGCTACGTCTCACCCGCTGTGTGAGATGTGTCTGAAAGAGGGTCGGCTTACTCCTGTCGATGAGGTACACCACATTGTTCCCGTATCACGCGGCGGCAGTAACGATTTTAGTAACTTGATGTCGCTGTGTCAGTCGTGTCATACGAAAATACATCACGACCTCGGGGACCGGTAAACTGCAATTTTTATACCTTCACCAATTTATCCGCCCAGTCGGCAGGAAAAGCAAGATGATAAAGTTCAATGTCATCTTTATATTCCTCGAATAATGCCTCAAGGTTTGGTAAAAACTCATTATTCCATTTTTCATTAGATGGATAAAGAGATTTTACAGACAGAACAGTTCCCCACAATCGCCTTTTTTCTGCATCAGAAATACTAAATCCTGAAGGCATAGCAGTAAAAATTCTGAAATAAAGCCTACCATAGTGAGCGCAAATATTTCTTAGATCGGTGCAGCATCTCAACCAGCTTACCATTTCTTTATATTGTGCTCCTGCAAATTCCTTTTTGTCAGCCGTAGTCAAATCATTATAGAAGTATGAAAGCATACCAAAGGTAAAAAGTTCACAAATAACCCAGAGTGGAAATTTTCCTTCATAATGTTCAATGTGGTGCTTTACAAAAAGGACTTTTTTATTGTTTTCGATTTCACGATTTATGTTATCGTTAAATTTCACGGCGTCATGTTTAGAATTGAAAGAGGATTCATCAAGGTATCCCAACGGTCCGTATTTTTTCGAATGAAAATACGAAAGACGCGACCGTAAGCTTACCTCAATTACTTCAATTGCTGTAAACAGTAAGTCGCGAAGTTTTCTGTCAAATTCATAAATATGATACACTCTTTCAAGTGTTAAATTTTCTTTGTACTTTCCGCTTTCTGTTTTAAACGGAAGAAAATAAGCAGACAAACGATAATAACCTGTGTTTTCCAATATCTCTTCGCACAATGTATCATTGTTGATAATACATCCTCTGCTCCTCAGTTTCTCAATCTGCTCTTGATATGTAAGGTGCTGTTTAACCTCGCTCATATAAAATCTCCCTAATAAAAAAATGTCTCCCCTGGGGCACATCGTTGAGAGGTGCGGGGAGTCCTGTTATTTATATTATACTCACTATTTGTAAAAATGTCAATAGGTAAACCGAAATTTTACTACCGCCCTGGGGCGGTCAAAATCTCTACAAGCAGTACCTTGGACAGCGGCCCGGGGCTTCGTGCGCAAAAATCGGGGTTCAAACGGGGTATTAAACCATAAATCATTTTCGGACGGTGCGAACCGTCCTTTTTTCTTGTCCTGCGGAGGTGAAAATCATGGCTAAGGACGGCACTAACAGGGGTGGCAGACGGGTTCGCGCTGGAGGAAAGCCCATTCCTGCCGCAGAAAAATTACAGAAGGGACTTCCGGTCAAGGCAATCAGCAATGACATTCCTATGTTGGATACCGCCGAACTTGAAGCGGTAGACCTGCCGGAGGGAGCAGTTCTGCAAGGCGCGGATATGCCGAAGCCCAGCGACTATCTCTCGACACGGCAGAAGAACGGAGTTCCTCTCGGCGCTGACGATATTTACCGTGAAACTTGGTTGTGGCTTAAACAAAGGAACTGTGAGAACCTCGTAAACAAGCGGCTCATCGAAGCCTACGCGCAGGCGTACGCAAGATACATTCAGTGCGAGGAAGCAATCAGCACTTACGGCTTGCTCGGCAAGCACCCGACCACTGGCGGCGTTATTGCTTCGCCGTTTGTGCAGATGTCGCAGCAGTTTCAGAAGAATGCAAATCTCATCTGGTACGAGATTTACGGAATAGTCAAGGAGAACTGTACCGAGCCTGTCGGTGATGATTTGAACGATTCAATGGAACGGCTCTTGCGTTCCAGGAAAGGATAACGCTATGTCAAAGGATACCATAGATTTTTTCAGAGAACTTAAAGGCAACCGTCCGAACCTTACAGTACAGCAATACCGAACAATCAAGGGACAGGCTGTTAAAGGCAATATTGCGGACGCTCGAAAGGGTCTGCACAAGGTCTTGAAAAGGAGAAACGTCAGATGAACACGACCAGTGAAATGCAGCTTGTCCCGATAGACAAGCTGATACCGTACGTCAACAATGCCCGAACCCACTCGCCGGAACAGCTGAACAAGCTGCGTTCCTCGCTGCGTGAGTTCGGCTTTATCAATCCCATTATTATCGACAGGGATTTCAATGTTATCGCCGGTCATGGAAGAATACTTGCTGCAAAGGCAGAAAATATTTCCGAAGTGCCTTGTGTGTTTGTGGATTATCTCACACCTGCGCAGAAGAAAGCGTACATAATCGCAGATAACCGAATGACTCTCGATGCAGGCTGGGACGAGGAAATGCTGAAAGTTGAAATTGAAGCTTTGCAGGCAGACGATTTCGACCTTTCACTGACGGGCTTTGATGAAAAGGAACTTGCAGCGTTCTTTGACGATGATTCCGATACCAAGGACGATGATTTCGATGTGGACGCAGAGATGGAAAAACCTTGCATTACAAAGCCCGGCGACCTCTGGCTGCTCGGAAGTCACAGACTTGTCTGCGGCGATAGTACCAAGCCGGAAACCTACGAAGTTCTCATTAATGGTAAACAGGCAAACCTGGTGGTAACTGACCCGCCGTACAATGTGAATTATGAGGGTTCGGCGGGAAAAATCAAGAACGACAATCTTGAAAACGAAAAGTTCTACCAGTTTCTGCTTGACGCTTTCACCTGCATGGAGAAAGCTATGGCGAACGATGCAAGCATCTATGTTTTCCACGCAGATACAGAGGGTCTGAACTTCCGCAAGGCTTTTGCTGACGCGGGATTTTACCTTTCCGGAACGTGTATTTGGAAGAAGCAGTCGCTTGTTCTCGGGCGCTCGCCGTATCAATGGCAGCATGAGCCGTGCCTGTTCGGCTGGAAGAAGAACGGCAAACACCAATGGTACTCCGACCGCAAGCAGACGACAATATGGGAGTTCGACAAACCGAAGAAGAACGGCGACCACCCAACAATGAAGCCGATTCCGCTTATTGCATATCCGATAAAGAATTCAAGCATGAGCAACTGTATCGTGCTCGACCCGTTCGGCGGCTCGGGCAGTACGCTCATTGCCTGTGAGCAGACGAACCGAATTTGCCACACAATCGAACTTGACGAGAAGTTCTGCGATGTAATCGTGAAGAGGTATATCGAGCAGGTCGGCTCTTCTGATGGTGTTTCGGTGGTTCGTGACGGAAAAACGATACCCTATTCCGAACTGGAGGTAACCGATGAAGAATGAACTCACGCTCGGCAGCCTGTTTGACGGTTCTGGCGGCTTTCCGCTAGGAGGACTGCTTGCAGGAATAAAACCGCTGTGGGCATCGGAAATTGAGCCGTTCGCCGTTCGGGTAACCACAAAGCGGCTGCCGCAAATCAAGCATTACGGAGATGTGTCCTCGCTGAACGGCGCGGAACTCCCGCCCGTGGATATAATCACATTCGGCAGTCCGTGCCAGGATATGAGCATTGCCGGAAAGCGAGGCGGTCTTGATGGTTCAAGGTCGAGCCTGTTCTATGAAGCTGTTCGGATAATAAAGGAAATGAGGTGCGCCACAAATGGAAGATACCCGAGATTTGCAGTCTGGGAAAATGTCCCCGGAGCGTTCTCGTCCAACAAGGGCGAGGATTTCAGAGCGGTCCTCGAAAGTTTATGCAGGGTCAAGGACGAAAGCGTTTCTGTTCCTCAATGTGAGAAATGGACAGCTGCCGGAGAGATACTGGCAGACGGCTTTTCTATCGCATGGCGAGTCCTCGATGCGCAATACTGGGGAGTTCCCCAGAGAAGAAAACGCATCTTCCTTGGTCTGTCGGTCAGCCCCTCTGTCACTTCGTGACACCTCCCCCCACTGGGGGAGACCACGCAGATTTTGATAGCGAATGCGCCGGAAAAATACTGTTTGAGTCCGAAGGCTTGTCGGGGTATTCTGCGGAGGGCTTCAAAGCGTGGCAAAGAGCTGCCGCCGCTCCTCAAAGCGGCACTGGAACGACAGGCGCAATCTGTCTGAACGACCAGGGTGGCAACAGAATGGACGTGACGGAGAAAGTCACTTGCACACTCCGAGCCGAAGCTCACCACCCGCCGTGCGTGATGGAGTCAGCGGCAGGAGCGTCCTGTGCGGGATTTTGCACGGAACACTCCGCAAAAGCCCGTGGAATAGGCTATGAGGAAGAAACCTCACCTACCCTCCGTGCGGGTGTCATTCCCGCGACTGTCTATGAGAATCATTCACAGGATACACGCTACACCGAGTTGAACGGAATTGCTCCTACCGTATTATCAACCTACGGAACCGGCGGCAACAATCAGCCGTTTGTCGTGGAAGATACTCGCTGTTTTGATGTTCGTTTCACATCTGACGGCACGAAAAACGCGCGCCATAACTGCTATGAAACGGATACATCACGGACGATAGATACGGGCGGTAATTCTCCCGAATCAAACCAAGGCGGCGTGGCAGTCGTAGCCGTCCAGGGTTCAATGATAGGCAGAGCCGATAAAAACGGTCCGCAAGGCAGCGGCATTAATGAGGACGTTTCATTCACGTTGAATGCCACCGACCGCCATGCAGTCGCATTTTCGCAGGACAGCTACACGAAGTACAGCGAAAACGATAAATGCGGTGCGCTCCGAGCCGCAGGTGGAATGTACGGAGGAGGTTCTGAAACTCTTGTGTACAGCACAAGCAAGAATTCCTACCACACCGAAGCCGAGGAAAACCTTGCAAATACGCTTGTGGCAAGCGACTACAAAGACCCGCCTACCGTGAATTCACCGGAATACATAGTCCGCAGGCTTACTCCAACGGAGTGCGCACGTTTGCAGGGATTTCCCGACAGGTGGTGCGCAGATCTCGGAACGGACGAACCTACAAATGAAGAATTGACGTTCTGGAAAGATGTGTTTGAAACTCATCGCAAAATTGTTGGCGGCGTAGTCAAGCCGAAGTCCGAAAAGCAGATTCTCACATGGCTGAAAAATCCCCACAGCGACTCTGCCGAGTACAAGCTGTGGGGAAACGGTGTTGCTATGCCGTGTGTTTACTTTGTGCTTTCGGGGATTGTATGGTTCAGTTCTTACTCGAATTAGCGTTGCCCGGCTCATCGCCAAGCACGATTTTTCCGTGCTTTTCTTCAAACTTTTCTATGCACTCACGAATCAGAACGATGATTTGCCCATTTGCGGAACGAGCCTCATAATCGGCAACGTAATGCAGTTTGTCGAGCATTTCATCGTCAATTCTGATGGATAAACTCTTGATAGCCATAAAACTCCTCCTGTTTATATCCGATATGTGTTTATTTTAACATCATAATGTGCTATAATGTGTGATGTGAGTTCAAAGTGCGTTCATAATGCGTTTATAAGGAGGGCAACATGAAAGTAGCTGTAATTGGTTCAAGAGGGCTGAGCGTGAGTGATTTAGGCAGATATCTCCCCGAAAATACCACGGAAATCGTGTCCGGCGGCGCTAAAGGAGTGGATACTTCAGCAAGGGAGTATGCTTTGGCGCACGGAATAAAGCTGACGGAGTTCATGCCGGAATACACAAGGTTCGGCAGGAGCGCTCCGCTGAAACGGAACATCACGATAATCGAGTATTCGGATATCGTGATTGCGTTCTGGGACGGAAAATCCAGAGGAACAAAATTCGTCATTGACAACTGCCGCAAACTCGGCGTGGAAGTCAGAGTTTACATTTTAGACTAATAGTTGAGCCGTACATTGTGCATTACGCAGAATGTGCGGCTTTCTGTTAAAATCCGTTGACTTATCCCCCTATTCGAGTAAAATGTGTAGTACCGAAAGGAAATGGAGGTACATACAATGACAATTTACTACAACACGCAGGACAGAAAGCCGCTTGTAAAAGCCATCAGCGAGTTCACGGGGGCGGACGCAGTTTACATGAGAACCCCGACCTACGCATACCAAATCGACTATTTCACGGTGACCCGCGAGGGCAACCTTGAATTTGATGACAGAGCCGACAGTGAGGAAATCGAGGTTCTGCTTGAATTCCTTGCGGAGCGTGGTTTTACTGCCGACACTGCCGCAAATACGGCGCAGGAACTCACAAGCGAAGAATTATCCGCAGCCGCCGACAACGCCGTACACGGCGAACCTGTGGGGCTCACGGTGGAAATTCCGCTTGAAAACACAGCGGTCGGAAACCTCACCAAGCTGCTTGACGCGAAAGGCAGACTTATCCGCAGAGCCTTAGCGGTGGAGAGCCTGCCGATTGAGGTCACGGACAGCACGGTGAGGTTTCCCTGGTTCGCAGACTGCGGCGCTGACGAATGTAAGGCTTACACGCATTTCATTTCGGCGCTCTGCGAACTCGCCGCAAATGCAAAGCGAGTTACGGCTAAGGAAAAGGAAATCGACAACGACAAGTACGCATTCCGCTGCTTTCTCCTGCGACTGGGATTTATCGGTTCGGAGTACAAGACCGAGCGGAAGATACTGCTGAGAAATCTCACAGGCTCATCTGCTTTCAGAAATGGAGGTGCTGCAAATGAAGTTTCCGAGTAAAGCAACAATCGAACAGTACCGCAGAGAATACCCTGTCGGCTGCCGTGTGAAACTGGTTTCAATGGACGATTTCCAGGCGCCGCCGATAGGCACTCGCGGCACGGTTCGAGGGGTCGATGACGCGGGAAATCTGCTTGTTCGGTGGGATAACGGCTCGGGACTGAACGCTGTCCTCGGTGTTGATGAAGTTCAGAAAATCCGTGGCTGATATACACAATTTCAGCGTGTGTATTTCGTTCAATATATTGTGGTAAAACCGCTTGCTATATACTGCTTTTAGAGTTAATATGTGTGTACCGCAAGGGAAACAAAGCAAACGGAGGATACAAAAATGAACGAGAAAACCACCAAGCAGATTGAAGAAATGATGAACCAGACCATAGGGGTCGAGGTTGAAATGAATAACATTACAAGAACAAAAGCCGCGGAGCTTGCCGCCGAGTTCTTCGGAACAGGCAGACACGAGCACACCGCAGGCCGCAACGGTTACGATACCTACTCCGCATGGGACGGCGAGGGTCGAGAGTGGAAGTTTCAGAAGGACGTGAGCATTTCGGGACCCGACAGCGAGAAGTGCGAAATGGTAACCCCGATACTTACCTACGCAGACATGGAAACCTTGCAGGAACTCATACGCAGGCTTCGCAAGGCAGGCGCAAAGAGCGACCCCACAAGGGGCTGCGGAGTTCACATTCACATCGGCGCGAAAGGTCACACGGCGCAGACCCTGCGCAACCTCGCAAACATTATGGCAAGCCACGAAAGCCTCCTCGCAAGCGCACTAAACCTTGACAGAAGCCGCATGAACCGCTACTGCCGCACGGTCAGCAAGGATTTCCTGGTGGAACTCAACCGCAAGAAGCCCAAAACCATGGCGGCGCTTGCTGACACCTGGTACGGCAGTCAGAATGCGGATTACGGCAGGTCGGCGCACTACAATGAAAGCAGATACCATATGCTGAACCTCCACGCAACCTTTACAAAGGGCACAATCGAGTTTCGGCTCTTCCAGTTTGACGCTCCCTCGGGTGACAAGAAAAACGGACTTCACGCAGGTCAGCTGAAAAGCTACATTCAGCTTTGCCTGGCTCTCAGCCAGCTTGCCAAGCAGGTCAAGACCGCAAGCGCAAATCCTCAGCAGACCGAAAATCCAAAGTACGCAATGAGAACATGGCTTTTACGGCTCGGGTTCATCGGCGATGAATTCAAGACCGCAAGGGAACTTTACACCAAGCGGCTTGAGGGCGACACCGCATTCCGCAACGGCAGGCCGCAGTAAAGCAGGAATCAGCTTCCTGCCCCCAACTCCCCACGCTGTGGGGCTTTTGGTGGTAGAAAGGTGATTTCTGAAATTGAACCTTTCGGAAAGGATTATCACTATGAAAAAATACTATCTCGCTTATGGCAGCAACTTGAATGTTCGGCAAATGGCGCTGCGTTGCCCTACGGCAAAGCCGGTGGGAACGGCAGTCATCAAGGACTACGAACTGCTTTTCAAAGGCAGTAAAACGGGCGCTTACCTCACAATCGAACCGAAATCGGGAGCGGAAGTTCCGGTCGCGGTCTGGTCAGTCGAACCTGCCGATGAGAAAAGGCTTGATGTGTACGAAGGCTTTCCGGCTTTCTACTACAAGGCTGAACTTGAACTGCCCGTGAGATACTTTTCGGGCAAGACCGTACTCAGAACGGCTTTCGTGTACATCATGCACGAAGAACGACCGCTGGGTCTGCCAAGCGGCTCTTATGTACGAACCTGTCTTGACGGGTATAGGGATTTCGGATTTTATGAGAGTATTCTTCTCGCCGCATTGGAGAACAGCAGAAAGGGACAAATATGAAAGTAAACAACAATTCAAATCTTCGCACCTGTCCGCTCTGTGGGGCGCAGTACGGCGGCTATCCTGCCCTGTCGAGAAAGTTCCCCAACACGCAGATCTGCCCCGACTGCGGCACACGGGAGGCGTTAGAAAGCATAGGTGTTTCTGCTGACGAGCAGGAAAAGATTATCAGTATCATTCACAATAAAACACACAGTTCTGACCGCTGATATTTGTGTACATTATTATCCGAAAACCGCTTGATATAATGCGGCTTTAGAGTTAATATACAGTCACCGAAAGGAAAATACACAAATACGGAGGACGAGAATATGTGGACACAGGGTATGATTGGAGTTAAGGACAGCAACGGCAGAATGGTTTCTGTAAGCTACTGGATAAAGCATTACGAAGAGCCAAGCGAGGAATACGGAATCAGCGGCGGCAGAATTTCCAAGCTGATGTTAAAGCAGAACGGCAGGGTCGTTTACAACTACGACCGGGGCGAGGACATCAAACCCCAGACCCCCGAAGCCGAAAAGGCGCTTGCAATACTGATACACGAATACAACTAAACACTTGCGAAAGCCGCCTGCGGGCGGTTTTCCTCGTTCTGGGGGTGATGATATAAGAAAGCTGAAAAAATACAAGCCGACAAAGTTCAAGCTGAAAACCTCGGTGTACGATAAGTCAGCCGCTGATTATGCGGTAACGTTCATAGAAAACCTCTGCCACACCAAAGGCACATGGGCGGGAAAGCCATTCGAGCTTATCGACTGGCAGGAGCAGATAATCCGAGATTTGTTCGGAACGCTGAAGCCGAACGGTTACCGACAGTTCAATACGGCATACATTGAGATACCGAAAAAGCAGGGCAAATCCGAGCTTGCCGCTGCTGTTGCGCTGCTCCTCACCTGCGGTGACGGTGAGGAACGAGCCGAGGTTTACGGCTGCGCCGCTGACAGACAGCAGGCGGCTATCGTGTTCGATGTGGCAGCGGATATGGTACGAATGTGTCCTGCGCTTTCCAAGCGAGTGAAGATTTTAGCATCGCAGAAGCGGCTAATATACACACCAACGAACTCGTTCTATCAGGTGTTGTCCGCTGAAGCGTATAGTAAGCACGGCTTCAATATCCACGGAGTTGTGTTTGACGAGCTGCACACCCAACCGAACCGAAAGCTGTTTGATGTTATGACAAAAGGCTCCGGCGACGCCCGAATGCAACCGCTGTATTTCCTTATAACCACCGCTGGAACGGACACTCACAGCATTTGCTACGAAACTCATCAGAAAGCCAAGGATATAATCGAGGGTCGGAAAATCGACCCTACTTTTTATCCTGTGATTTATGGCGCTGATGAATCGGACGATTGGACTGACCCGAAAGTGTGGAAGAAAGCCAATCCTAGCCTTGATATAACGGTTGGAATTGACAAGGTCAAAGCCGCCTGCGAATCTGCCAAGCAGAACCCAGGCGAGGAGAACGCTTTCCGACAGCTTCGTCTGAACCAGTGGGTAAAGCAGGCGGTTCGTTGGATGCCGATGGAGAAATGGGACAAGTGCGCATTCTCCGTTGATGAGGACGAACTTGAGGGACGCGTCTGCTACGGCGGGCTTGACCTTTCTTCTACAACGGATATAACGGCATTCGTGCTTGTTTTCCCGCCTTTGGACAATGAGGATAAATACATCATTCTGCCGTATTTCTGGATTCCAGAGGATAATCTGACCCTGCGTGTAAACCGCGACCATGTTCCCTACGATGTGTGGGAGCGACAAGGTTATTTGCAGACAACCGAGGGTAATGTAGTGCATTACGGCTTTATTGAAAAATTCATCGAGAAACTCGGCGAACGTTTCAATATCCGTGAGATAGCCTTTGACCGTTGGGGTGCGGTTCAGATGGTGCAGAACCTTGAGGGCATGGGTTTTACCGTAGTGCCTTTCGGGCAGGGTTTCAAGGATATGTCCCCTCCGACAAAGGAACTGATGAAACTGGTTCTTGAACAGAAGATAGCCCACGGCGGTCACCCTGTTCTGCGGTGGAACATGGACAATATCTACATTCGCACCGACCCTGCCGGAAACATCAAGGCTGACAAGGAAAAGTCCACAGAGAAGATTGACGGCGCTGTAGCAACAATTATGGCGCTTGACCGTGCTATCCGCTGTGGGAACGACCACGGGGCGAGTGTTTATGATGAAAGAGGAATACTTTTTATCTGATGCGTATAATCTTATTGACAAAGTAGCATAATTGTGATATAATATGACTACCAACATAGGAGGTGTTTTTTATGACAAACTCTATTTCAATAAGACCGTCAAAGGACATTCGCACTAATTACGCTCAGATTTCCGCACTTACAAGGGATAATCCGGTAGCAATCACGGTTAACGGCAAGGAGGATACTGTACTTCTTAGCCATGAGGATTATCAGCAGACTATGCACTATATTTCGGAGCTTGAAGAAAAGCTTGCTTTGTACGCTCACCTTGCGCAAAGCATGGACGACATAAAGCTTGGAAGAGTCCACAGCGCCGATGATGTATTCAACGATTTAATAAGCGACCTGGAGAACCTTGACGTATGAATTGCAGAGTAATATTCACTGATACGGCAGAAGCTGATCTTCGCGATATAGCCTTTTATATTGCAAAGCAGTCAAAGGATAAGAATATTGCGATCCGTTTTGTAAACAAGCTAAGAGAAAAATGCAAAAATCTCGAAATACTGCCGGAAAGCGGCTCGCTACCAAAGGACAGGGTTCTTGTGAGTAACGGATATCGTTTTCTTATTCATGATAATTACCTTATGTTTTATTATTATGTCAAGGAAGAAAACACGGTATACGTTAATGCGGTTTTCAACGCAAAGCGAGATTACACTCGCGTGATGAAAAAGTTTATATAACGCAATAGAATAATTGTTAAGCATCTGTCAGCATGGCAGGTGCTTTTCTTATGCCAATTTTACGAAAGGACTGGCCACATGAAGATTTTCAGCAGCTTATTCCATTCCAGGGACAAGCCCAAAAACAGCACAGCCGGCAGCGCATACCGCTTTTACATGGGCAGTTCTACCGCAGGAAAGAACGTCACCGAGCGTTCCGCAATGCAGATGACTGCTGTGTATTCCTGCGTTAGAGTGCTGTC